ATTACCAGTATTTTTTGCCATAATTTTTTCTACACATTATGTGAATGCTCCTATTATATCACTACAGCACAAAGAAGTCAACATATAAATTTTTTCTGCTATACAATTAGCAGCTGCTTCATTGAATATAATCTTTTCATATATCTGGAAGGTTTATCCAGTACTGAGCTTTCTAAATCGCCCTGTCTACGAGGGCCTGATATTACTTCAAAGTCAACGCCATTTGACGTTTTAAATTGATCTACTATCTCTCTTACTGTATATCCAGTACCGTGCCCTAAATTTTCTATAGAGTTTGAGGGCGTTTCTATAGCTAGAATAATTGCACTACAAATTTCTTGTACGTGTATATAGTCTCTGATAGCAGTGCCGTCCCTAGTGTTGTAGTCTGTGCCATATAGGGTGAACTCACCATTAATAGCTGCCTGCTGTAGTTTACTCATTAAACCATCAGGATTTGTAGGTTGGAACCCTGCTGTACCTATTACATTATAAAATCTAAAAATGGTATAATCAGACTTGCAATACTTCTGTACTATTTGCTCTGCCGCTAATTTGCTAACGGCATAGGGTGAGGCGCACTGAGGGGCGCAACCAGTACTAGCAAATATAAAGTTATCAGTAGGTAGCCCAACTACCCTCATAGTACCATTTATATTTGTATCATAGTAGTCATAAGGATTTTCCTTACTCTCACCCACGCGTACTAAAGCTGCTAGGTGTACTACGGCATCAAATTTTGGGAACTTACCCAGCAGTCGAGACTTAATATTTAGGCAATATTGTTCATGGACTGAGGTTAGAGGACTATTTACGTCTAAGCCATAAACCTCGTAATCTCTGCTAAGTGCTTTAGTTAAATGCGATCCTATGTATCCTGAATTTCCTGTTACTAATACTTTTTTCATAATTCGTCGTAAGTGTACACTTTTTTATCTGAATCAATTATTATTCCGTCATAGTTTAAGTATTTTTTAATAATACCTCTATGCTCTACTAATTCAGCATTTGTAATATTTATAATATCAAATGCTATATAATCATTCTTATTTAGAAACTCTTGTAAACTTCCTTGTAAGATACTTTTTTGAGATAACTTAGGAAGGTCTTGTAAATAAGTAAAATTATCATATATTATTTTTCCTTCACTAGACATGAAAGAATGTTCTACGTAGAATAGATTTTTTACTTTTGGTAAACTATATTTATTCCACCAGTAGGCAAAAGAAGGCCAAAATTCACAATTATATCTACAAGTTATATCCATTTCATATGGATCAACTAATTGTTTCACATACTCCGACCTAAACCAGAAGAAATTGCCTTTAAAGTGCCAGTACCACATAGAGCCAACAAGATCAGCACCCATATTTAGATGATGTAAACAAGTAATACCATTGTCAATTAGTCCGTACATCATTAAAGATGCCCAACGTAACCCATTATCTAATTCTAGTATGTCTGTTTTGCTGGAACCTTTACAGTGTAAGTATAGGCCATAGAAATCTAATTCATTACTGTCTAGCCATATTTTTCGTATAGCTGGAAACTCATAAGCACTTGCATCTAATCCACTATCAACATACTCAATATTTAACCCGTCTAGAAATTCATAAGGTATCCAACCTTTAGAATGAATAATTATTATCTTTTCATTTTTTAATAGGCTAGACTTTATTTTAGTAATAATGTGAAGTAGACTAGTTCTAGTATTTGGTAATTCATTACATGAAATATAGATACGTTTCATCCACTAAATCCAGTATTAAAATTATATAACGATTGATGAATAGTTGTAGTATACCCCTTTAATACTGTGTAATGAATACATTGAGCATTATGATTGGAATTATTATTTAAGTATGAAAGGAAGTTTTTTAAATAAAACTGTACATCAAATTTTTGAGCTAAGTCAGCTATTTTAAAGTTACTTTTATGAATCTCATAAGGATTATTTCCCCAATCATCTTGTGGCATATTAGTAGGCCATATAATTATTATCCATTTACTTTTATACAAAAAGTAGTCCAGTACATCTATTACTCTTGAGTGAAATAGGTGCTCTAAAACGTCTCCGAATATAACAAGATCATATTGAAACTTAAATTGGGTATCCATAAAAGTATCTATATTAGCTTCATGTACTACATCATAAAGATTTTTAAGATTATAGTTCTGTATATATTCTTTAGTTGGTTCAAGGCACTCTAACGTACCCTTATATCCCATTTCTCTAATTAGTCTTCCATTTTTACCTGCACCTGCTCCAACATCTAATATAGACGTTGGATTAATGTTTCTTACATGATCTTGTAATATATGATCAAAAGTTGTTGCTGAGTGGGGCATAATTTATCTCGGTAGATCTCGTTTGAGCCAATCCATATTCTGTCTATCTTCCTTAATCTGGTACCAGCCCTTATTTATATGAACATTCATTACCATTTCAAAGTACTCCTCATACATTGGAGCTACTCGTTCTAAACTGAAGTTCTCACCCCAACGTCTGCAGTTGTGAGGATCTATCTGATCTATGTTTTTTGCGGCCCAGACAAACTGGTCAAATGTGCGACAACGATAACCAGTATGTCCGTGTAAGTTGTTTTCAGCAAACGAGCCCCAGTCAGTAGTGATAGTAGGAGTTCCTGAAAGTAATAACTCTATCTGTACTCCGCCAAAAGGTTCTACATACATTGAGGGTACAAAAGCACCCTTAGCATTAGACATAAGATTTCTACGCTTTTCAACGTCAGCATACCCAACAAACTCTACATGATCTGGAAATGACATATTATCAGGATTTTGCCCTGCTATCTTAAGTTTAACTCCGGCCTCCTTAGTAGCTTGTACAGCTATACTTACTCCCTTACCCTCATATACTCTACCTAAGAAAAGGAAGTAGTCTTCCTTTTTAGACTTAAAATCAAAATCATCTAAGTCAAAATAGTTTGGAATAACTGCCTCATACCAGTCCTGCTTACAGGTACCTACAGCATCCATTCCGCAGTAGGCATGGTATATAGCATATGACTCAAATATCTTCCAACGTGCCCAGTGTCCTCCAGCATATCCAATACCCGGCTCTACAACAATAAGGTCTTGATGAGCATCGCAGATTGGTCGTACGCCTGCACCCCAGAAAGGTAGTATAAAGTCTAGAGGCTGTTTACGCTTAGCTACTTCTTGAATACCATTCTTGAAGAAGGTTTGATAGGCATGATCACCTGTATCAAATTTAAAGAACTGTTTACGCCAATCATGAGAGCCATAAGACTTCTGTAAGTCCGCATTAGTTATCACGGTTACATGCTCATCGCAATCTACTACACTATCTTCATGTCCATAGTGAATAATGTAGTGCCCTCTAGCCCTCATCATCTTGCAGAATTTTAACACTTTTTGAGTATAGGCACACGCTACATATTCTTTTGACGTAACTGTATGTGGTAAACCTAACACGTGGAAACGAAATTTCATAATTGTTATAATTTAGATTAAAGGAGTCAGGTGATCAATCTGACCGCGTTAGCCACCTGTTGTAAAGGTGTAGATAGCATAGCGTACAGCATCCGCACAGTGAGAGGCTATTTTATGCTCTGGTTTTTCTTTAGTTACGTTAGCCTTAGTATCCCATCTATATTGGTCAAACATATAAAGAATGTTTTCACAGTGTGGGCTTACCTTAATTCTTCCTTGCTCTACTAGCATCGCAACCATAGCAATACCGTCTAATACAGACTTCTTAGCTTTGATAGTTGCAATATCATGTGTGTAGGCTAAGTCTGCTGCAAATTGTGCAGCCGCGGAGTCGATAAATATGGTTTCAATTTTCCACTTGTCAATCAACTCCTGCATACGCTCCACATGACCCTCAGTTGTGGCTTGCGACTCCTGATACTCATCTACAATGTGGTAGCTGTCCTGCATAGCTTTATATACTATAACTGCAAAAGCAGTAGGATCTTTATATCCTGGATCTAATCCAGCTATAACTTCATCGCCGTCCGTATACTCATAGTCTGCAACGTGAGTAATTGCATCAAACTGATAGATCTGACCTTCAAAGGTCGAGAATGAAGCCATGTACTCTTGCTCAAACTCTGCTTTAGACATTACACTCTGTGCCTCTAGTACATCTGACTCTGACATACGTGAATTTTCAGTATAGTCAGCAGTAATAGACGCCCACTCAGGAAACTTATCTGAGAATCCACGATCATAGAAACGGGAGAACCAGTTGTTTTTACCACGAGGTGTAGAAATAAATATAGCCTTTGAGCCTGGTCGGTCTAGGGTTGGTCGTAAGGCGACGTTAAACGCAGCCTCACCATCTCCTAGGGCGGCTTCGTCAAAGATGATTAGGTCATAGGAGCGTCCAACGCAGGAGTCCACAGTGGATAGACTACCAAGTCTGATAGTCGAACCATTCTCTAGTTCTAAAATTTTATCTTTTACATTATCACGTTCGACTTCTAGGTCAAATGCACGTATTAGTCGACGCTGTAGTTCAAATGAGATGCTGGAGAGTGTATAGTTAGGCGATATAATAAGGATATTACATCCAGGCACCAGCATTACTAGCTGTCCAATTACGTTAGCAATATAGGTTTTACCAAGTCTACGGGCTAAGGCAGCGCAAACAAATCTGTACTTAGGATTGTTTACTGCATTGATTAAGGCAACCTGTGCTCTATTAACTTGATCCCACGCCGTAGTTGTAATACCAGTC